AGCGTTAGCGGACTTTTCATTCTCTCCTCCATGAGGTAGGGAACTCCGAGTCATGCATACCAGAGACCAGCGAAAGCTGGAGTATCGCGGCACCTGAAAAACAAGTGCCATTTCTGCCCAGCGTTCAAGGCGACAAGAGTTCATGCTCAAAAAGAACACTAAGCTCATCGCCCCAAAGCTAAACAGAAAACAGGCGGCTATAGTCCCGATCGGAAAGGCCTCCCGGAATTTCATCATGAAACTCCTTAAAGAGGCCTTATGACTGGAACTGCAGCAACCTGGCGGTGGTCACTTCGGAATCATCACGGTAGTCGGTGAGGGCTTTGGCCAATGCGACAATTGCCGCATCGGTAAACCCATAGCCGGGCCGGACGATGGTAAACGACACGCTCGCGGTCTGCGGGCGTGTGAGACCGGAATAGGGGTCGACTGCATTAAGCACCTGCGTCATCTGGACGTAGTGCCTACTGCCGCCGCCCTTCTTCTGCTCATGCTGAGTGAGAACAGTATAACCGTTCCCACCAGTATCGTTCCGCTGCGAACCGTACCCATTTGGATTTTGCTTCACAATCGTGAAGACCAAAGCGGGCGTAGGCGAAGCAGCGGCGACTGAGACCGGATCTGGAAGCATAACGTATCTCCTTGTAATGGGTTTTAGGATCGCACACGGAATGTGTGTTTTCCCAGAATCTCGGAACGCTGCAAAAGCAGGGAACCGATTATGGACTGCTGATACCCTGTCAAACTTGAGGGTACAGAGGTTCGTTTCACATCAAGGATGGTGGCAACGTCCGTTCGAGTTTGACACTCGAATTCTAGGACACTGGAATGCCGATTCACACGCTTAGTTAAACTTTGCGTGTGGGCACCCGGCGTCTCAAAGACGTCGTCCACCATATAGGTGTCTGACTTAAAATCACTGATCAATCTCCCCTGTGTTCTACAGGAGATTAGACCCCAGTTGATGAGGTTTCTGTCATTGTTAATATTGTCGATTAACTCGACATAGTTACCAAAGCCAGTAAACCAGTCAACTAACCAAGTCCACGGAACAAGATTATATATGTCCGTGATCCTTGGAGTGATTCCGGTTCGTTCGAGAAAATGTTCGAATCGGAACCGCGGCACATTTGCTTTAGGGAAATCAAATATCGCGTTTATCACTAAACGCAATTCCGACTCCCTTTCAAGACGTGAGCTCAGAGTTCTTTCGTACTCGAAGCCCACTGTGTCGTAGTCAAACCCTAGAGATGCCGCTTCGGATGACGGGACCTTTCTCGTCACCCTAAACGTCGTCGGCTTTCCAGCTCGAGAAATTAGGAAGTCATTCTTCTTCCATAACTTCTCCGGGAGAGCCAACAAGTCCAAAAGGTCTTTGTAAGTCTGCCTCCATCCGAAGTGGTACGACAAGTACTCGTTCGGAATAGTTGAGATTGCAGCCTTCAAATCGAAAATTCTTTTTCGAAGCGAAGGTTGCGTTCCCAAGGAGTGCCAGAGCGTATAGTAACTCGTCAAGGAATTCTGCAGTGATGCAATGCTCCTCGGCAAGTCACGTAGCTCTGCTAAGTTCCTAAAGTAGGTATATTCCCTTCTTTTTGGGGAGTAATCCTTCAACATAGAGATCGCGTAGCGCGAGCATAAGCTCTTGCAATAGGCGATTTCCTGGGTTCTTAGAGCCTCATGATTACCTTTCGAAAGCGTGCCACCGGTAGGATAAAAAGCGTACGTCTCAGTCTCGAGGGACCCACTGCCGAGCTGTTGGCTTCCACCAACAGCCGTGCAGGAAGGCTCCACGGGACCGTAGAAATAACGCGTAGTTATCTGACGCGTCTCGGAGATACTCCTTGGCGGTGAAACAATGAAGGACTTGAATAACTCAAGTTCTCCTTGCGTCGAACCAAAGAGGCGTGTTCGTCCGGTCGTGTCCTTGAGCGTATCAGCCAAGGGCTCCTGCGAAGAAGCAGGAGTATCACTTGGGGAATATACCCAGCTGTCCCGATCAAAATAGGGTGCCCAGCAAATGCTGACATCGCGGTAGTTAGCCGCTTGTCCGTACCCAGTATGCGTCTTACGATACATTCTGGACCGTTTGTTTAGAACGGATGCTGTTAACCTGACCTTTGTTCGGTTGGCCGGCGTAATTGCCATAGGTGCAACCTTGAAAGCTGCCGTCGGATCGATTGCGAAAGCAAAAGACCTAAGCAGGGACCAAGGGATGTACTTGTAGGCAAACGACTCAATACCAGTGGCACTGTTAACCAGGGTTGGTAGGCGATACTCATAAAACATATGAGGATCGTAGCCCTCAGGGAGCCCACGTGTATCATAACGTAGTTCCCCTGTAAGCTTTATCGCCATCGTCCTGGTCTCCGCTGATGTGAAAAGGCAGGTGCCTTGCAGAAACGCAAGGTACACATAGTGTGCAAGCACACTAGCAGACCCCGTAAGGGGTC